TGTCTCTCTACAAAGCCGCCACCTTGTAGAAATTTGATTGTTTTAGTTGCCATGTGGGCCTCCTTTTTCATATGATTGGATTGACTTGTACTCTTCATTTAATTGATCAAAGAAATCATCAATTAATGCGTAGTTTTCTTTTATTTGTTTCTCAACAGTCTCTTTTACTTCACCATTAAGATATTTCACAGTTTTCTTAAGTATTACAGTATTGGCTTCAATATTACCTATATCCATACTATAGTCCTAATCTGCCTAATGCTCTTTCTAATCTAGGTCTCATATATTCTACCTCATCACATGCATATTGGCAATTTCTATCAACTGTGGTTAAATTATCTTGTATTTGAGCTACTATATCACTCAATTGTTGTAAATTTTCAACGATTTCCAATATTCTATCACTATCAGTCTTTTTATTAGCAGTTTTCTTGGTTTCAGTTTTTTTGGCCATTACTACCCTCCTTATTTATGTCTAATAGTTCATCTATTAGCTGGTTTTCTTTGTTTTTAAGTACTTCTTGCTCTATTTTAAGCTTAGTAAGGTCTCTTATTATCTCTTCTTGAGATCTTACTGGTAAAAATATTAAGCCCACTTTAATATCCTCCAAATTATTTCTATTGTTTTCTTATTTATCATGATATTTATAGTAAATGATATATATATCTCAGCAGTTGGTATACAATGCTCTTTGACATAGATGACAATACATCAACGACCCGCGCGCAGCTTCTACCCCGTTGGCCTTGCGTATACCAGACAAGCTATAGTAGTGGAAATAGATTGCTAACCAAAAGGTGGCGCTCTTAACTATTCACCTCGGACTTATCACTACTTCCACTACAATAATTTAACAGCCTACTCGACCGCTTTTTCAGGTCCTTTTGCCTCACTACCCATTTCCCTCGGCTGTTATATCTGTAGCCCTAGTAATTACTACAGATTTTGTCTCCTACCAATTGCTTTGTTCAGTTTGCCCTGATACATATTTATATCTTTTTGTAGAGACTTTAGTCTTTGATTATGATATTCTATCCTATCTTTATGATAGTCCTCACCACTTCTAAGACCCATAATTATTTCTTTTACATCTTCTATTAAGAACGCCATGGTAGAACCCCCTCGCTTAATATTCTATGTAATACTACTATTATATAACTATGCAATACTATACATGTTATAGTTGATACTACATATATAAAATCATATATAACTTCCATACTATCTCCTTCATTGGTTAAGAGTTTAATTATCTTTTCTATGACTTATCTCATAGTGTGATCCTATTCTGCTATCATGATGTGTATTACTATTATCTTTTGTTAGTACTGCAACACATATCATAACAAATATAAATATTACTAAGTAAAACATATCTTTCACCCCTTCATTGGTTAAGAGTTTATTTATCTTCTTTATTTTCTTCTAAGTTCTTTTTAACAAGCTCAATTATACCACGAGGTATATGATTTGGATCATTATCTTTATAATAATTACAATATTCAGATATAAATTTATTAACTTCTATATCTGTTATATCATCTGCTTTTATATCATGACCAAAATCTGTTGATCTTGTAGGTAAGTTAGGAGTTATTTGTACTTTCCTTAAGAATGTACCTACATTATGTATTACATCACTCATAGCGCGAGCAAAGTCTAATGGTTTAAGTTTACCTCTAAATGCAGGAACATTACCCCAATAGTCTTCTAATAAACATAATGAATGACCTAAATCTCTGGCCCAATTCTTATCTTTATTATTTTTACGTGCTAAAAACTCTTTTATTATTAGTGTGTAATCTTCCTCTTCATGGTCTATTTCTTCAGTTAGTTCAGTATCTTGGTTATATTTATAGAATATTACATACCAGTTTTCTATATCAAAGTCTTTGTAATAACTACTTAATAACGATCTATCAGGACCTGTCATCCAGCATAAAGGACCTTTAAGTCTAGCACTATTATTATTATGATATATGCCTATTTCTTTTTCATTTAAATTTATTTCATTACGTACTTTATCAACTATATCTTTGAATTTAATGTATTCTTCACCACTTACATTTTCTGCATTATTCATTACATTTATTGATTTATTTAAGACACAATCTTCTTCATCATTGTTACTTAGTATTGTATCTAATATTACATTACCTTCATTATCAAACATATTTGAGTCAGTATTTAGGGTATAATTATTATTATTTTTCATTGGTAGTTCTCCTTATTGGTTAAGAGTTTAATTTAATTTTTGGTGCAGTTTATAGACTTATGCCTTTTTCAGTCGTTCCCAACTTTATTTACTGACATATTACGAGTTGCTACTGTCCCAGGTCTGATCCCCGTTCCCCTACTTTTAATCGATTGTAATAGGGTTGTATTGCAATTATTTTTAGTATGATATCAAAAGTGTTAATTAAGTATCCGCAATTATGTCGGCCTTCTTTAATAGAGTCAGCGGGTTTCTAGCCCTACTGCTATCTTTAACAGCTCTTAATGTGGTTATCTATACTTGTATTTATTGTACCACAAAACAATATATTTACAGGTTACAAGCAAACAAGGATAACCCAGGAATATGACAACATTGCCATACACCAAGCTATCCCCATTTGCTAATTTATTGTGACAAAGGCCCGTGGCTCTTAGATTATAGTGGTCTGTCACGCATTACCACTTACTATTGTTATATGAATACAACATCACCGTCATCAACTATTTCATCAACAACAGCTAGTCTACATTCTTCATCATCATAATCATTCATTGGTAGGTTCTCCTTATTGGTTAAGAGTTAATAATTTATAGAGTTAATACTTTCAAGATGTCTGTAGGTCGGAATAGAGCATCATCACTAGATAAACTAGGCAGTAACCAAGCTGTTTTCGTACTAACTCTAATAATGTAATAGTTTGGTATAAGTTTATATATAATAGACACACGCACGCACTCACACATTATAGTGGACTCTACACATATTAGTGGTTTGTCACTCAATCTGCTGTTTTAAGCCTGTTTTAGCGCCTGTTACATACAATACATACATAATAATATAAAATAAATATAAAAAAAAGAGGGAGACATTACATCTCCCCCTACAAAACAAACAGATACTACGGATTGAGGATTAATTCTGTTAGCTTATCAATCTTAGCTTCTAATGCATCTATGCGAGCATCCTTCTGTATTTTAGCTGGATTACTAGATAGTAGCCCCATTAGCTTTTCCATAGATGTATCTGAAGAACTTTGAGCATCTATTATAGCATCATCAACAGCAGCAATATCTCTTAGAACACGTCTAACACTGATAAACTTACCGCGGGTAGCTTTGGCTATAATCGAAGCTTTAAGAACATTTAGTTCCTCACCTTTATTACTATTATTATTTAGTTCCATACATTTATTCTCCTTTATTATTAATTAAATAAACTAAAAAATTCTAAATCAAAAATAACGTAAAATCACTTTTGAAAATCTCTGATTTTTCCCACACACCCTTATAAAGCCAAGCACTAAAATGGCACAATTTTTAAAAGTTGCCTAAATAATTGTTGCTTTTAAAAAATCCGTTTAATAAATTTACCCTATGAAAAAATATATCTTAACTATTAAGTATAATGGTGACTCTGATGAAATCGAAAGTATCAAAGAAGAAATGATCGAGCCTGAAGAAGTAGCTAATATAAAGAAGGAAGATATAGATAAGTTAACTACACAGGATATATTAAAGATAATGTTCTTTAAGGAATATGGTAAGGCTTGATTGCTAACGCTCCCTTGACGGGAGCTTTGTTTATATGAGAGTATATAAAGTAAATAGAATAGAGCATACAGTTTTCGATGATATAGATGAGGTACCTAAAGGTATTAATATCGTAAGTGACTGGCGCAGTGGTCAGATAGGTGACTGGGTTAGAGCTGACGATGGATGTTATATACAAATATTGCGCAAAGGAAAGATGATTGTGCCGAAAGGGCGGAACAAGGTTAGGGAATATGTTGGCACGTGCACTGGAACTTTTCCAGTAACCTCCAAGGCGAAGATGGACACTTCGCGCAGACTCAACATTTACTCCTTTGGGGGGAGTAAGAGTTCTGCAGACGTTCTGCTAGATCGGACCGTACTAAGTAAGCACGAACATCTCTTTGTAGTGTATATAGCATCAGGATTATCTCCACAAGAAGCCTATATGAAGGCTTTTCCTACGATAAATCCAGGCTATGCTAAACAAAAATCTGCACAACTTATTAAAACAAAAAGGATAACAACTGCTATGAAAGAAGAATTAAAGCCTATATTGCAAGAACTAGGTATAAATGAGACTAGTATCTTAAAAAATATAAATACTATAGCTGAATCATCAGAAAAAGATGAAACTAGATTAAAAGCATTATTTAAGTTATCTGATATAATGGATTTAGAGGATAAAAATAAGACTACAGTTACTCAGGTCTCTGGAGCATTGTTTCAAGGGTTCAAAGATAAAGAATTATTGACTGCTGAAAGACCTAAAGAATTAAATGGCTAATATAAATACACAAAATGTAAGTAAAGCAGAAGAGGCTTTAATGTTAGCCCAAAAAGATATGATTGCATTTGGTAAGTTATTTTTACCTGATGATTTTATGAGAAGTGAGACTCCATTTTTCCATTATGAGGTTGCAGATGCAATTTGTGACTTAGATAAAAGACAATTAGCAGTTATATTGCCTAGGGGACATGGAAAAACAGTGTTAACTAAGTGCAGTATTATGAAAGATTTCTGTTTTGCTACAGGACCTTTGTTTTATGGCTGGGTTGCTGCTTCATCTAAAATAAGTGTACCAAATTTAGACTATATAAAATACCATTTGGAATATAATGATAAAGTTTCGTATTATTTCGGTAACCTAAAGGGTAAAAAATGGACAGAAGACGATATAGAGCTAACAAATGGATGTAAACTCATATCAAAATCAAATTTGTCAGGCATTAGAGGAGGAGCTAAACTCCATAAAAGATACGATCTCATCGTTCTGGACGATTTTGAGGATGAAAATAATACCATCACACAAGAGTCTAGGGCTAAAATCTCGAATCTTGTTACCGCAGTTGTTTTCCCTGCTCTGGAGCCTCATACTGGTAGGCTTAGGATTAATGGAACTCCTGTTCATTTCGACTCCTTTATACAGAATATACTTGTTGGTAAAGAAAAAGCTAAAAAACAAGGTGAAAAATATAGTTGGCATGTAATAAGTTATAAAGCATTACAGTCAGATGGTAGTTCTTTGTGGCCTGGATGGTTCGGAAAAAAAGAAATGGAACGTAAAAAGAAGTTCTATGCAGATTCTGGACAGCCACAAAAGTTTTATCAAGAATATATGATGGAAGTGCAGAATTCAGAAGATGCAATATTCACTAGAGATCATATACAATTTTGGGATGGAAGATTTAAGCATGATGAAGATACTGGGATTAACTATATCTTATTTGAAGACGGAACTGAAAAGCCTGTCAACGTCTTTGCGGGGGTTGATCCAGCTACGGATAGCGCTAGACGAGATACTGACTTTAGTGTTATCCTCGTCGTCGCTGTTGATAGTGACAATAATTGCTATGTGCTTGACTATCTTCGTAACAGGTCATTACCTGTTTTGGGGATTCCTGGCGATGGTAAAAAAGGGATTGTGGATCATTTGTTTGATTATAACAAAATTTACCACCCTTCTCTCTTTACAATTGAGGATACCGCAATGTCTAAACCAGTATTTCAGGCACTTGTTTCGGAAATGAGACGAAGAAATGACTTTGGAGTCAAGTATTGTGCTGAAAAGCCAGGAAATAGGATGAGTAAGAGGGATAGAATACAGGAAGTATTAGCTCAAAGATTTGCTATAAGAAGTATGTTTGTTAGAAAAGAACATTATGACTTACAGCATGAGATTTATACTTTTGGTCCAAGAATGGGCCATGATGACACAATAGATGCGCTTGCTTATGCATGCAAGCACGCTCATCCGCCTAAATCTATGAAACAGAATAGACAAGGTGAATGGAAAAAACATAGACCTAGTGCTAAAAGCTGGGTTGTAGCTTAAGGAGAACAAATGGCTTACAATAATAGAGTAAATCAAGGTTATACCACGCCTGGTGGACCTGGTCGACGTACTAGACCTGTCAATCGTGCTGGAAATTTACCTCAACAACATGGGCAGTGGGCAGGAGATATAAGAAGAGTGCCTAGTGGATACTATGGTCAAAATCCAGGAACTTTATCTGCTGGACCTGGTGGAATTGGTGGTGGACCTGGTGGAATTGGTGCTGGACCCAATGCTGATATGAGAGGTTTTAACAGACCTGGACCAGGAGCGCCTGGACCTAATGCAGATATGAGAAGACCTGGTCTTGGTGGAAATCAAATGACTCCAGGCCCTAATGCAGATATGAGAAATTTTAATAGACCTGGCCCTGGTGGGAATCAAATGACTCCTGGACCAAGTGCTGATATGAGAATTGGACCAAATGCTGATATGAGAGCTGGTAGACCTGGTTCTGTTGGTGGTGGACCTTCAGCAGGTATTGAAAATAGAGGTGGCCCTAGAGTTATGGGTAGACCTACAAGTCCTGGAATGGGTGGTACAGGTGGCCCAGGAGTAAGATCTGGCCCTCAAGGACCTGGACTTGGAACAAGTGGATTTTCTAGAACAGCATCTCAACCTACATCAATATCTAGACCAACTGGTGGATTTAGACCTGCACAAAATACTTACAATGAAGGATATTAATGAAACCTAAACAACATATATGACCATTTGAAGGTACAGCACATCCAGTTGGAAAAGCTCATAAAAATGCACCTGAAGGTTCAAAACACTGGCAAGATAGTGAATTTGTAATAGCAGATAATAAGTATGAACAAGGAAAATAATGGCAAAAAGAATAGATAAAAAAGCCCAAAAAATAAAAAACATTTTTGATCAAGCGAATAGCCCATCTAGAACTCAATGGGAATATATAAACCAAAAAGGTTCTGATTTTGCTCATGATAATCAATTAACTGATGACGAAAGACAGTTACTTGAAGATCAAGGAATGCCTACATTTACTATAAATAGGATTATGCCTGTAGTTGAAATGTTAAATTTCTATGCTACAGCTAATAAACCTAGATGGCAAGCAATAGGTTCTGAAGGTTCTGATATAGATGTTGCAGCTGTATTTTCTGATATGGCAGATTATATTTGGGATAGGTCAGATGGTTCTACGTTACATGCTAATGCTATAAATGATGCTATAACAAAAAGTGTAGGTTATCTTTCTGTAACAGTTGATCAAGATGCAGATAATGGTATGGGTGAAGTTGTTATTAAGAATCCTGAACCTTTTGATGTTTTTGTAGACCCTAAATCTAGAGATATGTTATTTAGAGATGCTAACTTTATTATGATTAGAAAGATTCTTCCTAAAGAACATTTATATTCTTTATATCCTGATAATAAATCTAAAATTAAAAAAGCTAATAGTTGGCAAGATACTAATTTAGATTATAGTGAAAAAGCAACTGGATATGATAGAAAAGATTTTTCTTATAAAGATATAGATTCTTCTGAATCAGTAAGTTTAAAAGGTGAAGCTGATGAGTTAATTGAACTTTATGAAATGTACGAAAAGGTAAAAGTAGCTCATGTAAATGTGTTTTATAGACAAGATTTATCTCCAGAACAAATGCAACAGATTCAACAAAAAGTTCAAATTCAACTAAAAGAAATGAAAACTGAATTAGATGTTAAGTATCTTGAAGCTGAGAAAAAACTTCAAGAAGCTTTACAATCTGGCGCTATTATTGAAGAACGATATAGACTTGAAATAGATAAATTAACTCAAGATATTCAAAATCAATTAAAAAACGCTGAACAATCAATGATGTCTCAAATGCAAGAAAGAGCTTCAACTATTGAAAATAGAGTTATAACTGAAAAAGAGTTGGAATTACTTGTTAATGATGTAAACTTTAAAGACAAGTTAGTTGATGTTGTTAAGTTTTATGCAAATAGAATAAAACAAACTACTGTTGTAGGTGATAAAACATTGTTTGAAAAAGTGTTGCCTCCACAAATAACTGAATATCCTATAGTTCCATTACATTTTAAATGGACAGGAACTCCGTTTCCTATAAGTGCAGTTTCTCCATTAATAGGTAAACAAAGAGAAATAAATAAAGCACATCAACTACTTGTGCATAATGCATCTTTAGGAAGTAGTTTAAGATGGATGCATGAAGAAGGAAGTATAGATACAGATTATTGGGAAAAGTATTCTAGTTCTCCAGGAGCTCTTTTACCAATAAGACCAGGAGCAGTAGCTCCACAACCTGTGCAACCTGCTCCTTTAAATGCTGCATTTTTTAATTTAGTTCAAGAAGCAAAAGGAGATATGGAATATTTAGCAGGTATATATTCTTCTATGCAAGGTGATACTGGGAAACAACACGAAACATATAGAGGGATGCTCGCGCTTGATGAGTATGGAACAAGAAGAATTAAACAATGGATGCAAAATTCTTTAGAACCAGGTTTAAAACAACTTGGTATTTTAGTTCAACAGTATACTCAAGCTGTTTATAGCGCACAAAAAGTATTTAGAGTAGTTCAACCAAGTGCATTACAAGAGGAAAGAAGAGTTGAGATTAATATACCTCTTTACAATGATTATGGTGAGGCTATAGGTAAAATGTATGATTATCAAGCTGCGAAATTTGATGTTAGAATTATAGCTGGATCTACAATGCCTGTTAATAGATGGGCTTATATAGCTGAATTAAAGGAATTAATGCAAATGGGAGTTATTGATGATATAGCGGTTTTAGGTGAAACTGATATTAGAAATAAAGAAAAAATTGCTCAAAGAAAATCAATGTACTCTCAATTACAAAGTCAAGCTGCAAGTCAAGAAGAACAAATAAAAGACTTAAATGGAACTATTGAAACATTACAAAGACAACTTGTTCAAGCTGGTATCAAAGGTCAAGTAATGCAAGCTGCTGTTGAAATTAATAAAAAAACAGAGCAAGTAAAAGGTCAACTTGACAAAGGTTATACTGAAACTGAAGCAAAACAAAAGGTTTTAAGAAGTGAACTTAAAAATCAAGCAGAAGTAAAAAGAGCTCAAATGGATGCATCTGTTGAGAAAAGTTTAGTAAAAGCTGATGCAGCAATAGACAAAGCTGTAGTAAGGGCAGAAAATAATTTGGAAAATAGAGAGTAGTTTATTTAAATTACACTAATTTTTTTAACTAAAAAAACAAAGGGGAAAACATGTCAGAAGAAAATAAAGGTAACTCGGCAGCTGTTACAGCTAGCGACTCCGAAGATTTCTTTGGTAAGTTAGAACAGTCTGTTAACGGAATGGTTGCAGATTCGAAGGAAGCACAACCTGTAAGAAGAAACACAAAAGTAACCCAACGTGAAAGTGGCTCCAATATGGCAACCCACAATGAATCACAAGGCTCTAATGTGGAATGGGATAATGAGAATAATCCTTATAAAAAAAGGTACACAGACTCAAGTCGTGAAGCTGTTAAAATGAGTAAACAGTTAAATGAATTGAAACCTTTTGTACCAGTTCTCAACGCGATGAAACGTGATAGTGGTCTTGTTGATCATGTTCGTGATTATCTGAAAGGTGGTGGTAAGCCATCAAAGAACATAAAAGAACAACTTAATCTAAGTGAAGATTTTGTATATGATGCAAATGAAGCTATTGAGAATCCAGATTCTGAATCAGCTCAAGTAATGCAAGCTCAAATAGATTCAGCTGTTAATAGTAGAGTAGGTGATGTTTTAAAGCAAGAAAAAGCAAAAGCAATGGTTACTCAGAAAAAGTTAATTCAAAGAAAAGCTGAAATAGACTTTATTAAAAGACATAATATGTCTAAAGAGCAGTATATGGATTTTAAAAATGCTGCTAAACAGAGAAATCTTTCTCTTGATGACGTATATTATCTTTTAAATAAAGACAAAGCTAATCAAAATGTAGCTAATAATACTAAAAAAGATATGTTAAATCAGATGAAAAATGTTAGGGACATACCGACAACCGCTAGTGATTCAAACAATCAAGGCACAGCACAAGCATCACCAACAGATAGTATGTTTGATGCAATGTTGGGCGTTGATGGAGATGTGGATAACTTGTTCGGATAGATAATTTGACGATCATCTACCGAACTTAACATTAAGTCTGACTGAAGGCGCATTGCGTAGTTGAGGAAAGACTAAAAGGAGATGGTCAAAATGGCTGATTTATTTACAGTTGATACTGCTACGTCTAGCGCTAGTAGTTCAAACTTGACAGCAGTCGACGTTTCTGGGTTAGGTCCAGGTTCTGGTCCTAATTTAGATACTGGTGATCTGCGTAGGAAGTATAATTTTGGAGACAGAGTTTCTGAATTATCTTTAGCGCAGGATCCATTTTTTCGATTCTTGTCAAAAGTAAGCAAAAAACCAACGGATGATCCAGGATTCAAATGGGCAGAAAAAAGACCTTCATGGAATAAGCGTTATGCTTATGTTATGGGTTATGTTCAAAATGATGGAGCTAATGAATTTGGTGATTCTACTATCGAAGCATTTAATGATGGTGGAACAGCAGGTGATGTAGCAGTTGGTGATTCGTTAAAACTGTATATGGCTGGTGATTACAAAACTGATGGTAATCAACAAAATATATACGGAAACACTTCAAATGATTGGACAGTAGGAGCTTCAGGTACAACACCTAATTTCTTCTTACCAGGTCAATTAATTAAAATACCTACAATGACAGATGGAGCTAGTTCTACAGAGTCATGGGGTAAAAGCTATATTTTAGCAAGAGTAACTGCTGTTGATGCTAGTACTTATTCAGGTTCTGCATTAGACAGTAAATATCCTACAATTGTAACTTGTTCTGTTGTAAAAGCACCAGATTCAAATTATGTTGGATTTGCTGGTTATTGGAATAACGGGTTTGCGCCTGGTGGCGGAAGTGCTACTGATGAAGTAACTGCAGATCAATCTATTGCAGATACTTTAGAAAGAGCTAGAACATATGTTGTTGGTTCTGCGTTTGCAGAAGGTACTGGTTATCCTGAAACATGGAAAGATCAACCTTACTCTACAAACTATGGTTTAACTCAAATTTGGAAAACTTCAATGGCGATGACAAATAGCGCTCGTGCTACTGTCCTTAAATTTGAACCAAATGAGTGGGCTAGAGTTTGGAAAGAGAAGTTAATCGAGCATAAATGGGATATTGAAACATCACTGTTATTTGGTTCTCAATATGAGGATTCAACTAATGGTATTCAATATACTCAAGGTGCTGTTGATTATATCCAAAGTTATGGTAACCAATTTAGTTTAGATACATCAACTAAGACAGCTGATGATTTCTTAGATGATATGTCTAACTACCTTGATCCAAGATACAATAATAGTACTGGTAGTGTATTCTTTGTTAGCACAGCAGTGTATAACTGGATGCATAAACTAGGTGGATACTTTAAAAATAATCTTGAAATATCTTCAGGCTTTAGATCTGATTTTGCTATGACTGGCAAGAAAAAGATTATGGGTATAGATATTACTACATTCTCAACACCTTATGGTGATATGAATGTTGCAAGAAATATTCACTTAGATGGTACAAATATCAAAATGCTTGGTATTAATATGAAGTATGTTAACTATCGTCCTCTTGTAG